TTCCAAGCTAAAATGCTACAGATAACTAATCAACCTAATATAAATCAAAATGAAAATACATTACCTAATGGAGAAAGTGTTGAGCAAATACCAGAAAACGCAGGACTCAACAACCAAGTCAACAATTGAGAGTTTACAAAGATACATTCAAGAACTGGTAAATAATAAGGAGATATCAGATTCATCAGCAGGTAAGTTTATAATAAAGAACTTTAGAGAACAACTAGTCCAATTATTTTTACTCATATTGAGTGATGATGTATCAGAAGAAGATAAGATCAAGTATATTGCTAAAGCTAACGCCTTAGTAAGTATAGTTGATAATATAATGGTGTCTGAGACTAAGATTCAAACAATAGAAACAACTCTTATTACATTATTGGGAGAAGATTATAATCCAGAATCAGAAGAAGAAAAAGCGATAGAAAACGAAGATAGTATTAACTAATTAACATAATAAAAAAATTATGCCAAGAAGAACAGCAACTAAGCCTGTTGATACATCAAAAGAAACAGGACTTAAAGAAGAAAAAGAATTAAAATCTACAGAAGAATCTGTAGAAAAAGAAACTCCGGAAGTTCCGGAAGATGCTCAAAAAGAAGAGCCAAAAGAAGATAAAAAAGAAGAAAAGTCAAATGGTAAGTTTGGTGTTTACACAAAACTATCTATGGACGAAATAGGCCAGACAATTGGTGGCGATCTTGTTCAAGAATTTGATACAAGAGAAGAGGCAGAAGAGCTTGTAGAGAAATCAAGACAAGCAACAGGACTAGACAGATGGGAAATTAAATAGTATTCGTAATAGAATATTTGCTTTAATTATTTATCTGTGATATAATTATATTGTGAAAGGTTTTATTACTAGTTTGTTAACAATATATAAGACGGCTTCCTTGAAGATATAGAGCTTTGTTTTCAATGTGAGCCGTCCATTGAGAATAATAAAGGTCTCCTTATTTTTAAGGAGGCCTTTTTATATAACAAAATTATGGGAAAACTAATAAGATACATAAAAGATGCAGTTGATACAGGAAAAATGAAAATAGATACTGCAAAACAAAACAAACAAACATCTAGAATGCAAGAGCAACTAGGAATTTCTAAAGCTCTAAAAAGATATTCTGATAAATATGGAGAAGAGATGACTCCATCTAGAAGAAGAGACGCATTTCAAGGCGGACTATTAGATAAAAAGCAAAGAGATTATGAAAACATGAGAAAAGAAGAAATATCAAAGGCAAAGCAAATAGGTAAAACTAAATAAAATTAGCTCTATATTAGGGCTTTTTATAATAATTAACCATATTACGTATGGAAGATACAAACAAAAACCAAATCATTGAGGATGATTTAGGAGATGAAATCGGCCAACAAGGAGAATACAAAGGCGAAGATAACGCCGAAGATAAAGACTTGGAGGACGATAAGGGGGGCGACGATTCTAAAAAGGAATCTGAAGAAGAAGACGAAGACGAAGACTCAGAAGATGAGGACAAGTCTGAAGATGATCCGGATGATGACTTTGAGGAAGACGAGCGAAAGCCAAAATATGTTCGTTTAAAAAAGCATCTTAAGACCGAGAAAAAGCTAAGAGAGGCTCAAGACGAAGTCAAGAGACTCACTGATAAATTATCTGAGAAAGAAGAGCAAAAGCTCATGGACTCTATTCCAGAAATGGACGAAGAGGAATTAAAAGACTTAGCAGGCGAATTTGGTGTTGATCCAAAGAATGCTAAGGCCTTTGCAGATAAGATATTAAAAAGCGGTGTTAAAGTTGCTTTAGATATAATGGACGCTAAATATGGCAAGAAGATACAGCAAATTGACAATTCTATAACAATGCAAAAGCAAGCTGAATTTTTTGAGAAAGATTTTCAAAAGAATTTAGTTGAGACTTTTACAGAAAAAGAAGATATATCATTTGCGAAAAAACACAAAGAAAGAATTAAAACTCTTGCTTTTTCGGAAGACTATGTCAAAAAACCACTATCATACATTTTCAATGTAGTTAAAAGTGAAGAAAAGAATAGAGCGAAGTCTGGAGCGGATGGCTATTCACACAACAAGTCTGATAAAGACAAAGGAAGATATGGCGAAGATCCAACAGACGAGCAAATTCTTAACATGGGAATTGAAGAGGCTGATAAGTATTTTGAAGACAAGAAAAAGAAAAAGAAAGGGTTAATCTAAAAGATTAACAATTAACACAAAAACAAAATGGCTAATTCATTAACAGCCCTAAATAAAGCGATATGGGCTAAAAAAATGCAAATAGTTCGTTATAAAGAGCTAGTTGCAATGGCCATCACAAACAATGAATTGAGAGATTCATTGAAAGATGGAGACACAGCACATAGACCATATAGATCGCCTATATCAGGTCAAACCTACACAAAAGGAACAGATGTTTCATTACAAGATGTTTCTGCTACAGATGAGACATTAGTTGTTAATACAGCTAAAGTAGCTCCTTTTTATGTAGATTCAGTAGATGAAATTCAGAACTCTTTTGATACAGAAATGGACTTTAGAGATGATGCAATGCAAGCTCTAAACCAGATCGTAGATGCAGATATTTTAGCTGAGTATGCAAACGCTACTACAGACATGTATGCAGCTACAATTGGAGAAGTCGGAGCAACAACTCCTATCTCAGTTAGAACAGATAACATCAATAAGATATTCTCAAAGGCTAACACAATTTTAACAAACAAAAATGTTAAACTTGGAAAGAGATTTATAGTTATTTCTCCTACAATGCTTGAAACATTACAACTATATCTATCTAACAAAGACACTCAATTCGGTGATGAAGTTGGAAATAATGGATTCGTTGGAAAAAGATTTGGATTTAAGATTTTCTTATCTACAAACCTAACATCTCAAGCAGTATGGACTCCTGCAAATAATCCATCAGATGCACAAACAATTGGTATCAATGGAAGAACAATTACATTTAAAACGACTTTATCAGGTGCAGAAGATGAGGTTAAAATTGGTGCAGCCACAGCTAATACTATTGATAATCTAGTAGATTATCTAAATGGAGTAGCAGCAGGTGCAAATTGGTCAGCACAAAGTGCAGCTACAAAAGCAGCATTTAATGGTGGAATGACGGCAACAGATGGAACAACATATCTTTCTATTGTATTTAAAGGAGCTGGAGAAATGGCTCTTGCAACTTCAGATACTGCTGATCCATGGTCATCAACAATAATGCATGCTTTAGCCGGAGAATTGGGAGCAATTGATTTAGTAATGCAAAGATTCCCACAAGTTGAGTTCAGAAAACCACAACTTAAATTGGGTCTTAATGTATTGCCTTGGATGTTATATGGAAAGAAAACATTTAACAACCAAAAAGATGCTCTTATCGACATCAACATTGATTTAAGCACATTAGCTTAAACATAACTTAATAGGTAAGTGGTGGGGGTATAATGCCCCCGCCCTCCTAATAGAAAGGACAAAAATATGAAAATATTTAATAGGAGTGTAAAAATAAGTGGTAAAGGATGTAAACTTGGATTTAATGATAGAGCAACTGGGACAGATACATCTCAGGCTATTACATTAAATTCAGTATCAGGAGTAATAAGATCTTCTACAACAAACTTAGCAGCAGCAACTAGTCAGGCCATTACAATGACAAATCAATTTGTAAAGGCTAATTCTATTATATTGGCAAACGTTGAAACCGCAGGTGCAAACGGTGCTCCAGTATTAGAAGAGATAACTTGCTCTGCAGGTAAAGCAGTGTTTAAAGTAAGAAATGTTCACGCATCACAAGCATTAAACGCAGCTTACACAATTAAATTTTTAATCATTGATCTTGATTAAATACTTTGAGGGGACGACTCGTCGTCCTCTTTATAGTGTTTAATCAAATAAACTTATAAATTAAAAAACAAAAACTATGAGAGATACAAATCATAAAAGAATATTGAATAAAAACATAGGAACATTTGCAACATTATTGACTGGGGCTTTAGGAACTACAACTCCGGCAACGTGGGCTGCAATAACAAATGGTAGTTTTAGATTAACAATTGATGGAACAGCTAGAAACATTGATGCCATTAACTTTACGGGAGATGCAACAATGGAAGATGTTGCCGCAACTATTCAGGCAGCAATAAGAGCTATTACAAGCGGGAGCGAAGTTGTCTCATTTGATTCAGCAACTAATAAGATAACAATTACATCAGGAATAAGTGGAACAAGCTCACAGGTATCAGTATTGTCTACATCTACAGGAACAGTTGGAACAGACATTTCAGGAGCAAGTTATCTAAATGGTGCTACTGGAGTAGGAGTAGCAACAGCGGGTATCGGAGGATATTCAGAAGTATTCCCATGTAAAGACTACGAAGATATAGTTATAGCTTTCTCATCCACTGGAACAGGATCATCAAAGGCTAGAGTATTAGGAGCAATTGTTAAAGATATTGATGATGTAAATTTTCAAGCAGCAAAAAGCGATTCAAATGTATGGAATTATGTTCACTTAACACCTATAGACACTCAGGCAGGAGTTGTCGGATCTACCGGGCTTGCTAATACAAACTCAGATGTAAAGATAGCTGAGCTTGATATGAATGGATTATCATTCGTATGTGTAGAAATATACGAATTAACAGGTGGAGTAGAAACATCAATTGATATTACTGGATTTTCAAGATCAACAAAATAATATTAACTTATAAAAGTCATGTCTAGATTTAAAAGGTCTTATTATCAAGACACAAATACAGATAAAAAAGACAAATTGCCTAAAGAAGATAGAGTAAACTCTATAAAAATAGAGATAGAGAAACAGACGAACATTTTAAATGAGTTATTGTCAAGAATTAAAGTCTCAAAAAATGAAATTATTGAGACTAAGAAGAAAGAGGATTCTATAAAAGAGTCCATCTTTTCTTTGGAACAAGAAATAAAAAGATATGAAAAAGAATTAAAGTCTCTAAATAGTAAAAAACTTGACATAATAAATAAAAATAATCAAGATATAGAGCTTTATAAGGCCGATATAGAAGAAAAAAAGCGTTTACTTGATATAGATGTCATAGAAACTCAAAAAATAATAGACAGTAATAACAACGAAATAAATAATTTGTCAAGTTTAATATCAGACAAGACAAAAGAATTATCTGATTTAGAAGAAAAGCTAAAACCTCTTAATATTTCTATAAATAAATTAACAGAAGAGAAAGATTTTCTTGTTAAGGTTATAGAAGATTATAACCTAGATGTTGAAAAACTAAAGAAGTCTATCTTTAATCTAAAAAATGACAAGGAAAATTTAATAAAAGAGATAGACGTCTTACAAAAAACAAGAGAAGAGAACGTAATTGCTACAAGCGAATCAAATAAAATCATATCTGAGTTAAGAAATATTATATCAGTCCTTAAAAAAGAAGAAGAACAATTAGAAATTATATTATCTGACAAGAAAAAACAGATAGCGTCAATAGATGAAAGAGAAAGAATAGTAAACGTAAAGACTATATCCCTTGAAGAAAAAGCAAAAAGAATGGGATATACATTAGATCAAATATAATTATAAAATAATGTTAAATACTACAGAAGTCCAAATAAGAAATATATTAGGGGACAAAATAAATCCAGCTAGAGAGGAAACTCTTATTGAGATAAAAAACTCTATTGTCATTCCAAAAAATATTACAACGGCAGACGGATTAACTGTTGGAACTGCAAGAGTTTCAATACCATTTTCAAATGGTAAAGGAACTATTGTATTGCAAAGTATGGCAGGTAATACAGCTCCAATATATATAGGTAAAGATGATGTTTATGCATCAGGCAATAAATCACTTATACGACTTGATATTGGGCAATCGATATCATTTTCTTACGATACTGCTGATGTTGGATTGTATGCTATATCTTCAAATTTAAATCAGTCATTAAGATATACTATACTTCCAGACGGATTTACACCTGTAAATTTTGGAAGTAGCAATAATGATATGATACCGATATTAAGTTCAATATCAGCTATTGCCGGTAATATATCAGACGCTTATACAAAATCTGAAATTGTTCAAGATTCAAGTTTAGTAAGAATTGGTGGCGTAGATTATCCAAGAGATAATGAAAAAACAGGACATCATAAAGAAAGAATATATAAAAATCAAAGAAGTGATAGTTATAATGTTGGTGGAGATCATTATGCAGCAACTGCGATAGATATAAATAATGGTGGCGGAGTATTGAGTATAGATTTAGCAAGAAAACATTTTGACCAAGATAAAAGAACTATATGTGGATTAGATTTTAGTTATAGAAGCGCATTAAAAGTTTCAGAGTCAGGAGTTATTGAAATTACTATATGGGGTTGGGACGATGAAGAAAGAACATATCAAATGATACATTGTCCAGTAAATATTTTCGTAAGTCCTGAGTTAGGATTTATGACATATAACTATACAGCAAAAATAAAAGAAACAGTTTTAGATTGGAATAGAGATGATAGTAGGTTTGGGTATGTTCTTTTTAGAGATGTTTATGGAACATTAACAGCACCTGATTTAGAATTCTTTTGCTCACTAATAGATTATCAATTTAAATAAAAATATATGGAAATAAAAAAATGTTCTTTGTGTGAGAGTTTAAATCCACTAAGAAAAATAATAACAAAAGAAAAGGTAGATAGTAATTATAGAACTGTTATTGATATTGAAATTAAAAGATTTAAAAGAGAAATGGTAGATGATGTTCAGTATGAAAGTAAAGTTCCAGAAAGATTAGAATTATGTGAGAATTGTTTAGATGCAATTTTAAATGATGAATATTTTAATTTAATAAATAATCAATAATATTTATGATAAAAACAAACATAAAAGTATTACAAACATCCGTTCCTAATTCTCAGGAACTTAGTTTAAGTATTAAGGGTGCTTTATTAACAATAACAACAATGTTGGCTCTTTTAGGATATAAAGACGTTGTTGATGTCAACACTACAACAGAGCTATTTGTAAACGTTATATTAGAGATATTCGCAATTGTAAATGCCGGAATAACATTATTTGGACTATTGAGAAGAATATATTATTGGGCTATTGATCTAATAAATAAGTTTAAGAAATAGGAGGAATAATCACATGGGAGGAAATAAACAATATTCCAAAGAAGAATTAGAAGATAAAACAACAATACAACTCATGAAAAGAGACATAGAAGAAATAAAAAATAAGTTAGAAAGGTTGCCTAAAGAGATTATTGATAGGTTTCTTTTAGAGGCCGAAATAATAAAGCAAAGAACTTTAGAAGAGGCTAGAGCCGAAGACGATAAGAGATATGCAATAAAGAAGACAGAAGAGTTATTGAATGACAAAGTATTTCAAGCTAAGGTTTGTAATGTAATAGAGGTAAAGACTGGTAAATGGTTTTGGAAAAATGTATTAACTCAGATATTCACATCATTGATGGTGGCCGGAATAACAACATTTTTAGTATTAAAAAACATTTTGAAATAAAGGGAGGTTAAAATGGAATGGACTTTTTGTCCTTTGTGTGGATGTGAGCTTGTTTCTGTTCCATCCATTCGGGCTAAAGCATATTTCTGCGAGCACTGTGATGAAATATACTTTGAGCGTAGCATAACGACTGAGTGCGATATATGTCGTATTCAGATGAATGTATCTTATGAGTTTGTATCTTTTGCAGAATATAAGCACATAGTAATTGAAGAAACTTGTATATCTTGCCTTATGGAGGAATCGTGAAAGATAGTAAACTCACTAGACATCATGTAATTCCTAGATCAAGAAATGGAATTACAGAAAGAAATAATATAGTGATGATAACTCACTGGGAGCACGACAAGTATCATCAACTATTCCAGAACAGAATACCGGAAGAAATATTGCATTATCTAGTAAATACTTTCTGGGGAGGAAATATAAATTTCATAGAAAGATATCTAGAGGAGACAAGAAATGAAGATTAAGTTTGTGCTGATAAAGCCGTCTTTATGCGTTAAGTGCAAGAAAACTATATTGCATGAATATGGAATTGATTTAGAAACAAAGAGTGAATACAAGCAGTGTATCAGATGTAATACGCTTACCAAAATAAGCAAAGAAGAATAGCATTTGGTAGTGTTGCTTGAATAACTACCAATTTTGGGGAGATAGGATAATTTGGCAGTCCGCCGGAATCGATCACGGAGGTGCAAGTTCAAATCTTGCAATTCCCACTATAATAATAAAAAAATATATGGAAAAAGTAATTATAAACAATGAATTGTTCGGAACGGGTTGTCTTGATAAAGAAAGAATTATTGATGAGACAAAACCTATTTCATATTCAGGCGTTCCTTTTGACTGGGAAACTGGATTTAATATTCAGTTGCTTTTAGGTTTTAGAGCTACTTGTAAGAATCAAGAAGAGTTTTTCGGATGGCGTGGACGTGAGGGATGGGGAATAGAAAGATATAGAGAAATAAAAAAAATTGTTAAGGATAATAACATTCCATATTTTATTATACCGCCAAATAATCAAGGAGCATCAAGCTCATGCACTGGTCATGGACTAGCAAAATATCTGACAATATTAAATTATATTGAGACTGGAATCTGGACTGAGATATCTCCTAAAGATATTTATGCTTATATTTCTTTAGGTAGACACAAGGGAGGATATTTATATGATGCTCTTAATCTAGCAATTACTAGAGGAGTAGGAACAGAAGAACTTGTAGCTAGTATGGTTAAATATGATGCAGGAGGACAACAAGCAATACGTCCTATGACAGAAGATGAATATCTTGTTAAGCCAGAAGAAACAGAAGAATTAAAAGCAGTAAGGACTGCATTAAAAGGACTAAAATTTAGTCAGGTAGTTGGATCAGGACAAGAGTTGATGGATAACATGGCTTGGTCTATCTTAATGAATTTTGGTGCATATTTTAGCGTATTAGGCTCTAATAACGGAAGTTGGGGAAGTGAATATCCTCAGCCACCAGAAAAATATACTTGGGGTCATGCACTATATGCAGGAATAGCAGAACTAGACAAAGACGGAAAAGAGTTTATAGGAAACTTAAACAGTTGGGGGAATGGAGTAGGAAACAATGGATGGCAAAAATTAAAACTTAATTATTTTATAAAATCCGTCAGTGGAGTTTGGGGATACACTGATAAGGATAATAAATCAAACATTATGTCAAACAAAAATGTAAAAATAATAAAAGACGAAAATAGTTCAGCAGTTGGAATATGGTTGCCGGCTTTATCTCCAGAGGCATTAAAAAGTCTATGTATGAATTTTGGAATTGAGATACCATATAAAACAGATGGAAGTATAGACTGGCAAAAATGGATAGATGGAAAATTAACACTATATAGATGACAGTAATTATTTGTAAAAAGTGTGGAAATAGGTTCTATACAAGACCGGCAAGGATAAAGGTTGGCAAAGGGAAGTTTTGTTCTAAAGCGTGTTATCACGAATATTCAATAGGTAAAAAACATACAGAAGAACATAGAAGAAATATAAGTATAGCATTAAAAGGAAGAAGACAGACTATTAAGGAAAGGGTAAATAAATCTATATCGATGAAAAATAGAGATTGGGGAATATTAAAAACCCCAGAAAAAGAATTATTTAGAAAAAGTATAGAAATGAGATTGTGGAGAGAGTCCGTATTTGCTAGAGATAATTATACGTGTCAAAAATGTGGGGTAAGAGGAGATAAAATAAATGCACATCATATAGAAAATTTCTCCGAAAACCCCAGTTTAAGAACTGCTATAGACAATGGGATAACACTATGTATCAATTGTCATATCAGATTCCATAAAATATTTGGAAAAAAGACAAACATAAAACACTGTATAAAATGGAAATTAAAATAATTAAATATTAAATAAAAATTTTATGTCGGGACAAGAATTATTCGATCTATTTAAAGACTTAGTTGATGATGATTCATTTAACGAAACAAGTTTTTATATATTGCTAAACTCAGCTTGTGCAATAGTAGAGACATCAAGAGAGTGGGAGTTTTTAAAAGACGATCAAACATATACGATAACTGGAAATTATAGTGTTGAATACACCCTCCCAACTAACTTTTTAATGCCATTACAATTTAACTGTTTATATGTAAATAGAACTCCATATACAATGGTCCGTCCAGAGAGATGGGAAGAGTTTTATGATAGATCCGGATATTTCACAATAAAAAATAACAAGTTAAGAATATCGGGGAGTGGGCTTAATGGTCAGTCGGTTTTATTTAATTATGTTGGTAGCACTACGGAAATAGATTCTAGTGGAACTGTTGCTTGGCCAGACTCAAGATTCCATCCAATATTAGCATATAAGGCTGCAATATTATTTTTATATGCTGATGGAGTAGAGCCATCAAGAGACAAAGCTCCTCAATGGTATGGAGAATATTTAGCATTATTAAGTGCAATGGAGAATCAAGATTCAAATCTTAAACAAGCTTATCAAAATACTTATAACGATTAAATATGGGTTATAGAAATAAAAATTTTATCAAAGGGTTAATAACTTCAGTAGAAAAAGATTCTGCTCCTGTTGGATCTGCGGTATATTCAAAAAACTGGTTATTCAAAGGAGATAAAATTGAGACAATAAAAGGAAGATACCTCGTCGGGTCTGAAGTCTCAGGCTCTGGAAAAGTAAGGTCTTTATTTGTTGGCAAAAAATCCAATGGAACAGAGGTATTGTTTACTACTAGAAGAGGATATTTAGAATACTATGATGAGTTAACAATGGACTTTATAAGAGTAAAGAATGAGTCCGGAGTTGATATAACACTTCAAGATGTTGAGGGTAGTTTTTCAAATTATTTTAATATAGTGGGAGCTTTTACATATTATAATGATCCTTTAAATGGAATGTATAAGATAATATCTGCTAATCCAATGAATGCTAAAAGCATATATAATTCTGCTAAAAATCATAAAGGTTTTATATCTATATTAAACAATGCCTGTTTTCTTTGGGCAAAGCCAGAAGATAAAACGGGGCAATATAGAAGTTATATTGATAAAAGAAATCAGACTACAGTTGCAAGCGAATCTTTCGGGACTGGAGACGGGACAACTAAAACGTTTAATCACACAATTGTTAACGGACAACTATTCGCATTATCTATTACAGATGGAGTAGAAACGTTCAAAGATAATTATGATGGAACTTTAACTGGTAGTGCGGGTGGTAGCGGAGTTGTAAATTACTTAACTGGAGCATGTTCAATAACATTTAATGTAGCTCCTTTAAATTTAGCAGCTATTACATGCTCGTATCAATACGAAGATCCAACAAATAATGGTATAGCAGACTTTACATATTCTACCCCACGTCAAGCCGCTCAGGGAAATTTCTTGAGACATGATGGTGGTGGAGATCCAATAATGAGAGTTTGCACATATAATGAATATGAATATTCCTTTAAACAAAAATCAATTTATAGAACTCAATATTCTACAGATGACTTAACTGCTACAAATAAAATATTCAGAGAGGGTGTAGGAATACCTAGTTATAAGTCTTTGATAGAACAGCCGGATGGAGTTTATTTTATAAACACAGCGGGAGAAAAGCCAATATTTATGATGCTTAGAATATCTAATTATTCTTCAGAAGTCGTGCCAATGGATATATCTTCTAAATATCTAGATTTAACTGATTATGACTTTTCTGATGGTGTCTGCGGTGCTTTTGAAGATTATGTATTATTTTCAGGAAGAAAGCCCGGATCTACATCAAATGACATTATATTTATTTATGACAAAACATTGAAGAATTATACTACCCTAGATAGAGAGGCATCATGCTTTGCAATTTATAATGGGGTATTGCTAGCGGGAGATAGTGCTACAAATAATGTTTATGAAATAATGACTGGATATGATGATAATGGTTTTGATTATGAATGTGAGATAGAACTCAATAATGATGATATGGGAATGGCTAATTTGAAAAAATCTAAAGTTTTAAATTTTGAGGGAGAAATAAGTATTGATCAGAATATTGAAGTATATGCTGCTTATGATGACGATAACTTTGAGCTTATAGATAATATATCTGGTCGTGGAGATTATGTAGATTCCGGTAGCTCATATACTTTGGGAGATAGAACTATAGGAAGAGGAACTATAGGTGGTGTTCAGACAACTTCTGTATATCATTATTTCAAAACAATAAAATTAAGAAGTCCAAAGTTTTTGAAAGTCCAACTAAAATTTAAGACTACAGGATCTGGATACGCATCTATATCTTTATACGATTTTCAAAAAGTATATACATTTAGAGAAAAAGCTCCAAGAAAATATCAATAATTTTAATTATTAAATAAAAATAAAAATATGAAGATAACAGCCCTATTCGAAACGACTCTTGCAGCAAGCATATCTGCTACAGCTACAAGTGCAACATTAACATACGGAAAAGATAAGCTAGGGAATGACTTATCTGGAGAGTATGGATTTATAATTGACGAGGGAACAAATAAAGAAGAGTTTATAATTGCTGATGTTTCTGGAACAGCATTAACAGATATGCAAAGAGGAATATCTCCTAGTGATGGCAGAACAGAAGTATCGGCACTTAAATTTGCTCATAGAAAAGGTGCTAGTGTAAAGATTACAGACTTCCCAATTTTAGGATTATTAACAGATTATCTAACCGGAGTTATTCCATTGCCAGCAGTTCCAAAATTAGATCCATCAAGAGTAATATCAGATCCTAATCATATAATTGACAAGGCTTATGGAGATGCAATTGGTGTAGCCGGTATTACAGGATTCTTAGTCCAAAATGGAACTGGAAAACAGATAAATATAAATGCCGGAACTTATATAAAAAATGGAGAAATATTAACTTATGCCGGTGCAAGTGGAGTTGCGGTATCTACTGGAAATAATTATGTTGAATTTAAAGATGGTGCTATAAGCATAAATCAGACTGGATTTACAAACGATTCTTATTCTTTAGCTTTAGTAGTATGTAATGCATCTACAATAACAAGTAATACAGATAAAAGAAGTTTTATAAACATTACAGATTTAAGAGCTAATACAAACGGAACTCTTTTAACTGGAGCTGTAATAGCTGGAATGAGAGTTCATACGGGATGGACTGGAATTACGAATGGTAGTTTTAGAGCAACAATAGATGGTGTTGCATGGAACTTTGATGCAATAAATTTCTCAACGGCAGCATCTATGACTGATGTTGCAACTTTGATTCAAACAAAGATAAGAGCGATAACTGGTGCAACGGAAACTGTATCGTATGATGCTGCTACATATAAATTTACAATAACATCTTCAACAACTGGAACAGAAAGTCAGGTATCAGTATTATCTACTTCAACTGGAACTGTTGGCACTGATATAAGTGGAGCTAACTATTTGAATGGAGCAAGTGGAACGGCAACTCAAGGAACTGGAAACTTTATTGATAGAGATTCTTTAGGATTATTTGCAAAGATAGGTCAAGGATTAAAAATTATAGATGGATATTTACTTGTAAAATTAAAAAATCTTGGTGGTGTATTGAATGGTGCAGACGGACTTTATGTAGATGATACAATTTTTGCAAAAATAGCAAATGTGTTAGGAATAACAACTACAAGTGCTAATGATTATTTAGCAGGAGAAACAATTGGAATAGGAAAAACTTTTTATAAAAATTTATCCGCAGACAACAATGTTGATGTAGTATCTGCAGATTGTGGAACTGGAACTGGATATGATTTACAACTTAGCACCTCTGAATGGTATGCTATGAGAATTGATAACACAACTTCTCCTATAAAAATATTAGGATTAGATTTAACGGTTTCTGCGACAAGTTTTTCTGCTGGTAATTTATTAGTAGAATTAAGACGAGGAGATATAACAAATATAGCAGGTAGCACTGTTGTAGCATCAAAAACACATGCAATAGGAACATCAGGTGCAAAAGTATTGAATTTTGATACTCCATATATTGCAGACTTATCATTAAATAATTACTTTTTTACATTATGTCCTATAAGTGGAGTATTCAAAGTATTAACAAGATATTCAGATCCAACGGGACACGGATATTTATATTATAAATCTACAAATTCAGGTGGAAGTTGGGCAGAGCAAGGTGCGGGATATTATCAAGGTACATATAATGTAAATTGCACAACTCTTGGCCAAAATTATTGCTATTTAGGAACGACAACTGCATGGGACGGAATATGTCAAGCAAATACAGCTAAAAATACAACATTTACAGGAATAACAACTGGAGTAAGTCCTCTTTCAGGTGCAACACTTGGTGCAATGAATTATAGTAATGGTAGTGGTGGAATAACACCAACTCGTGATGGAACAAAAGTATCAGTAGGAATTGGAATTGAAACAAATAAAATTTTAATTGTAAAAGGAATGGTTTAACCTTTTTATACACTGCCTATTTTTTAGGCAGTAATAAGCAGATTAAATAATTTATAAAATAAAATTACAAAAATATGGCAACACAAAGACAAGTATTCAGATACCTTAATCCTAGCACAGGGATTCAAGATATTTACGAAGGCGGTTCAGGTAGAAAAATAGGTTCTACTGAATGGGGTAGGGACTGGTCGGGAAGATCTGATGTTCAAGACTTAGGCGTAAGGTCTGATTTATATAATCAGTATTATCCATCTACTCCGCCCACTAATCCTAGTGGATCTTCTAGTAATACAGATACAACTAGAACTACTCCAACAGGAATTACTCTTAGATACTCAATGAGTGGCCTAGATAGTGTTCCTAATATAGATACTTTAGACGAAGAATCTATAAGGGAAAGGACTAGGAAAGAAATTGAAGAGCAAATAAAGGCAATTGATTTAGCATATTCTGGAATATTATCTCAAGCAAGAGTTGAGGGAGAAAATAGAATGGGACAAACAAGAGCCATATCTTCAAGGTCTGGAACAATGGATACTCCAATGGGAGAGGCACAAAAGGCAACTACAGAGGGATATAATAGAAATATTATAAGCTCAATTGAATCTGAAAGAGAGGCTAAAAAGTCTGCTTTATATACAAAGTCAAATCAAAGAGCAAATGACATGATAGAGGCTAAGAGACTAGAAATATCAGGCCAAAAAGAAAAAGCAAATGAATATCTATCTAAGATAAGAGAAAGTGCTAAATCAGATGCAATAACATTCTTCAAGGCGGGTGGAAAGATAACGGACTTGTCTGATGAGGAATATGCAAATTTATTAAATGAATCCGGAATGACTCCAACAGAACTATCTGCTTATGCAAAATCCGCAGGTAAGGTTAGCTATGATTATAAAGTAATGTCTAATGGAAATATCTTAATTACTGGAGATGATGGAAGTATGAAAGTTGATACATCTTATCAGATACCAAAAGATAAAGAATTGAAACAACTTGACGACGGAACGACTCTTGTATTTGATCCATCAACTGGAAGTTATACAAATATAGGAAACTATGCAAAGCCAAAATCAAGCAGTGGTGGTAGCACATCAACTGGAGAAGATAAAGAAACAAAGGCATTTTATGATGATATTGCAAATATGTCTGACGATTTGGCTAATGGAAAAAAGAATTGGGGACAAGCTTTTAACTATATTAAGTCAAGATATGGTGCTCCAGATGACATTATAGACAATTTACTGGGTAAGGATACTTGGTCTGCTCCCGGAGCTTATGAAACAATACAGGAAAGAAGAAAAAAATCTAGCGGTGGAAGTGGAAATAGTGGATCTTTGTTAGAGTGGATAAAAAAGTAGTATAATAAAAATATAATATAAAATACTATGGCAATAAACTGGGATAAACTTCGTGGAAACATGAATTCGTCTGGAGGATCTTCAAATTTCAAATCAAAAATAAATTTTGATAAAATGAGAAGTAATCTTGGGATAGACAAAAAGAAAACTGTTCCTCAAGAAATAACAACAGAAGATCCAAACATAAATCCACTAGATAAAAAATTCTTTGATAAATCTGCACAAGATAATTATAATTCTCTTATTAAGTTAGGATTAACTCCAGAGCAGGCAATGAATGGTGCTAAGTCTTCTTATGGTCAGATAACTCCAATGAAAACAATAAAAATGCCAAAAACTGGAGGAACTGCAAAGGCAGAGAGCTACTATGGAAAAGAGGGAATGAAATCAGAAAGAAAAGAATTTAGTCAAGACGAATACGAATCCTTTGCACAAAGAGATGATATAAAAAGAAAAAATATATTCGGAATATTAAAAACGGAGCTAGATCATTTAGCTCCTATATCTATTGGTGGAACAAATGAGCCATCAAACTTAAAAACTACAAAAGCAGATACAGGAATATTGGGACTTAAAAAACCTTTTATAAAATCTAGCAAACTCCCAGACGAAGAGAGACAAGGGGGTCTTTTGGTATTTGAAAAAAAAGTTATTGATGCCTATCAAAATGGAGAATTAAATCAATGGCAAGCACTAGAATTGCTTGATAAACAAAAATCTATTAGAGATAATAAACCATCTTCAAAAGATATATGGTCAAGAGCTATAAATTTAGCGGGTAAAGAAGTAAAAAACAATATACCAAAGGTTTTATCTGGTGCAGAAAAAGGATATGATAAGGCTACAGAATACGCAGGGAAAGCAGGCTCTTATATAATCGGTGCTATGGCGGCCGCATCTAATTTTGTTTTAGGGGGAACATTAGAATATGCAAGAACTGGAGATAAAAAACAAGCTCTTGAATATGCAAAAAATTCCTCAAAAGATGCTTATAATTTTGGTGCTAGTATTGGAGAGGGTGGGACAACATTATTCCCTAAAGCATTAAAGACTACAGTAAAAGTAATTGGAAACGTTCCGGCCGTAGTATCTGGTAAAGAAGAAAAATTCTTAGATTATGTCGCAGACGAATTTATAAATCAATATCATTCAGCAGAACAATTTACAGGTAAAAAGGCTACTCCTATAAGTAAGGATCAGGCTAGGAATTATTTAACCACCGGAAACTTTGAGGGGGATGTAAATAAGACAGATAAATCTGAGATAGCTAAAGCTTGGTATGCCTCACTTTTAAATACAGGTTTAGACATGTATGCAATTGCATCTTTGGCAACTGCTAATTTAAGCTCTAAGGCATCTAAGAATCCAGAGTTTAAAGTAAAAAAATTTGGCGTAGTAGATTTTGAAAATGGAGTAAAAACTACAATTACAAAAGAGACGGGAGTGCAAACATCTAAGATTCCAAAAATTCCCGGAAAAGGACAAATACAAGCAATAGAGGCAGAGCCATCTTTCAAAACAAAACTTGGTATGCCTATTCAAGATATTGGCAAAAAATTAAGAATAGCTAAAAGCGGAGAGGCATTGCCATCTGGAGAAGTTCCAAAAATAGAATCTCCAATAACTCCGGGGACAGATATTGTTCCAAAAAATATAGACTGGAATATAGTTAGATCTACTAACGGCATAACTCCTACTCCATCTGTAAGTCCATCTGTGGCTTCTTCTGCTATCGCAGGAGCTACACAAACTGCAAAGATGAATAAAGTATCGTCTGAGACTAAGAAAACCTCTGTAATCCCAAAAACAAGCGATATAGAGCCACTCATAAACGTAGCAAAAGAGTCTGAGTCATTATCAGAATATACAAATAAGGCTATTCAGATTATGAAAGAGAATCCAGAAATAGAGACAGCTATAAATAATCTAGGAGTTGAAATGATGAAAGAGAATCCAGAGGCGGACTTTACTCTTGCACTTGCATCTGTTTATAGAAAGATTAAGTCAGAGAGTGCCACTAAAAAATATGATAGAACTTTAAACCTACAAGACGAAGATGACGTAGAATACTTAAAAAGAATATTCGGGAATGACTCTGTAGAAGATATGAAAAACGGAATATATAAATATGGCTCTAAAGAAGACAAGGCGTATATAGAAAAGATAGCAAATAGAAATATAATAGATGAGCCTATATCAGAAAAACCGATAAAAACTACTCCAGTAAAATTAGATTCGTATAATATATATCATGGAACATCTGCAGATGTTTTACCAATTATTAAAAAAGAGGGATTCAAGTTTGGATCAGAACTACCAGAAGATGCGTTTAGAAGTGGAGGATATGGACGACTACAAGATAGTATAAGTTTTAGTATGAATCCAAAGATAGCATCAAGATTTACTGGAACTTCTAATACCGGAGGACTTTTAGAGGCTAAAATAAATAGTGATGCTAATATCGTCAAAATAGACGGAATAGAATATGCAGAAGAATTAAACGACATTATACCAAAGTTATTGAAAGATGGCGTAGATGCAGTATATATTGGAGGCGGAGAAGAAGAATTGGTAGTAATAAATCCAAAAGTAATTTCATTAACTGGAAAAGAAGAAACATTTAAAGTTATAGATGGAATATCAAAAGATATTTGGAATAAAAACGCTGAAATAAAAGAATGGCAAGACATTCAAGAATTGGATGCACAAATAAGAAAAATAGAGTCTCCAGATAAGAATAAAAAAAATGATATGTGGTCTATTGATATTGGATTAACAGAAAGTCTGGGAGAAAATGGAGACATAATTACAAGATTTTATAATAACAAGCCAACTATTGAAGAGATTAAAAATGATATTATAGAAGAATATAAATCTATAAAAAAAGAAATAAATAAACCAATGGCGGGTGGTGTTGTTGCTAAATCTGGAAGAGACGAAAACATAGAAAAAGCTATAGATAATGTGCTAAATAATATAAAGACATCAGATAAAAAAATACAAAAAGAAATTGTTAAGAAGACCATAAAAGAGTCTTCAAAAACAATAAAAGAATCAAAAGAGGTTGCAGAAAAAATCACAAAGTCTAGAGTGTCTAGTGCTATATCTTCTAAAAAATCTATTAAAAAAACCACTCCAAAAAAACCTAAAAAGGATTTATCTATACCAGAAATAGTAAAAAAGATGTCTCCTAAAAATAAGACACTACCAATATTAAATGAGTTTTTAGTAAAAGATGGAAAGCTTATAACAACAGATTTAGAGGTGGGGTTATCATTAAAAACAGACATGAAAGATGGTATTTATAAGACTATAGGAAATGATATTTTACCGGGAGAATATCCAGCAGAAGACTTCCCAGAATTACCAGAAATAAAAGAGTCAAAAGTATACAGTATAAATTCTGAGGAGATGTCCGATATATTTAAAAAAGCATCATCATTCATAGACTCTAAAGATTATGCTAGACCAGAAATAACAGGGGTAAGCATGCAAACATCAGATGGAATGTTGACTTTAGTAGGAACTGATAGCTACAGATTATTTATGAAAAAAATACCTATAAAATCAAATATAGAATCAAATATAATAATACATAATCCAAAAAAGGTTTCTCAATTATTAGGAACAATAGGAGATAAAATAGATCTAAGTTTTAATGATGATTTAATAAAATTGTCTGGGGATAAGGGAGACATAATAGTAAAGAGAATAATAGGAACATATCCAGATTTCAAACAAATAATACCAAAATATACAACTGGATATTCTTTTGATAAAAGCGAGATGACAAAGGCATTAAAAGACCTAGCTCCATATTATAAAGACACTCCAACAAAACAGGTTCAAGTAGAATTATCAGATAATAATATTAAACTATCTGTATCAAAGGGAGAAATAGAAAAATCTATAAATGTAAAAGCTAAAAAAACTAATGTAAATACTAAGCCAGAAGTTGTAAATGATGGATCTCTAATTATGCAAATAAAACAGGAAGAGGGATTATTTTATAATGCAAATTATCTATTAGATGCTTTAAACACAATAGATGCAGACAAGGCATCCATGTATTTTGCTGAAGAAGATTTCAGGCCATTATTTATGAGTGAAGATTTAAAACTAAATACAGATAAGGCATCCACAAAGTCTCCATCAGGGGGATCTAGACACGCATCCTATGATCAATTTTCTGATATAGCAATTAACTCAAAGACTGGAGATATACCAAATAAAATAACTAATATACAAATGCCAGAGATGTTAAAACTTGCTAACGAATTATTGGCAACCGCAGGCAATAGTAAAGTATTTCTAAGAAAATATGCTAGATCGTTTGGTATGTTTTATGGAGAAAAAGGAGATCCTAGAATAGGACTTAATCCATCTATATTTAGAAATCCTAATCAAGTAGCAAAAACACTAGCACACGAGGTAGGACACTTAATAGATTATCTTCCGGATAAAGTGATGAAAGGAAAGTTAATAAGCAAACTTCTTGTCATAAGAGATATAAGAAAAGGAATACTAGGTGCTGAAGAAGATATTGCGAATAGAAAGAAAGTATTATCTAGGATAAGAAGATATGAAAAATTACAGGATAGGGGAGAGTTAACAGATAAACAAACTGAAAAATATAATCAAGCATTGTCAGAATATGACGAAATAAATAACAGACTTATTTTTGAAAAAGACTTTAGAAAAGAATTAGAGGATTTAAGTTTTTGGTATAGGCCACTTCCAGAGACGGGAGCATCTCCATCACACATGGCATATAGAAAATCGTCTCCAGAATTATATGCAGACTTTATATCTGTATTGTTTAATAATCCGGAAATATTACCAGAAAGAACTCCTTTATTCTATGATAAATTTTTTAAATATTTAGATAGAAAGCCAGAAGTTAAGAAGAAATATTTTGATTTAATGGACTTTTTAACAGGACAAACAGATAATATTTTAGAGGCTAGAGGACAAGACATTGATCAGATGTTTAAAGATGGAGAGGCACTACATAGAGCAAAGGCTGAGATAGCTAAGAATCAAAGAAAGTCTCTCTGGTATCATATTCAATATGCTTTTTATGATAAAAACATTGAATTATTGAAGAAAGAAAAAGAACTTATAAATAGAAAAGAAAAAGCGGGTATAGTAATGAATCCAGAAGATAAAGTATCTTATATGCTTGAAGAAAATAACTTCTTGGGAAATGAGGTTAAAGCAATTTTAGAAAAATTTAATCCTATAAGAGAGACATATTTATCTAAAGGTTTAACAGACGAAGACATGGGAAAGATGTTATTCTTGAAAAGAGTTTTAGGAGACAGATCAGGGCTTGCTAATCCTCTAGGACAGAATCCAGAGACAGCACAAGCACAACTAGATTATATGAGAAAACAGATAGGGCTAGAAAAATATTCTGTTTTAGAAAGGGCAGTGGATGAATTTCAAAAAATATATAAAGAAGAAGTTTTAGAGCCCGCTAGAGATTTAATAAAAGAAGACACATATAATAAGATAATGAATGAAGAAAGCGTTTATGGAACATACGCTACTCTTAAACATATTTTAGATGGATATGTATCTTCAAGTATTCTTCATCAAGTAGGAACTCTAGACACAATTGCTAATCCATTAACATCAACTCTTATAAAAGCTATTGTAATGAGAAAGGCCGCTAGACTTAACGAAACTAGAAGATTCGTTGCTAATTGGCTAGTGGAAAACTTCCCAGATGATGTTCAAAAAGCAAAGGTAAACTATAAAACTGGATATGTAAAAGATATTCCATTTAAGAGTGTATTAAAATATAAAGTGGCGGGTAAACCTTACGCATATTATGTAGATCCATATATTGAAAAATCCTTATCTAATCAGACTACAGAATTTAATGAGGTATTTAGAAAAACTATCGGAGTGCTAAATAGATATTATTTCAAACCTGTTTATATAACATTTAATGTTGGGTTTCAGTCATTTAACTTACTAAGAGATTTCTCTAGAACATGGAAAGCTAATCCAGATTTAACTCTTGCTAAAACACTTAAGAAATATGTTAGTGCACTTCCAGAGGCTAAAAAAAGAGCACTTGGAAAATATAGCGAACTTATATCTGAAATGGAAAATAATAAGGCAATTGGATTAACATATAACGATATAATATCCGGATCAGACGGAGACGAACTTAATCAAGTAGAGCAAATGTTAAATAGATATGGACTTATTGACAAAAAGAAATTAGTTAATAAATTCATAAAACCTCTAGCATATTTATTGCATCAGATAAAAGTTGTTGGAGATGTAATAGAAACATTGCCTAAAGTTGCTACATATACTCATTTAAAAGAACAGGGAATGAATATAAAAGAAATTTCTCACATAGTTAGAAGTAGGGTTGGAACTCCAGACTTTACAAGAAAAGGAAATTTATTTGATATGTATAACAACGTATTTTTATTCTCTAATATATTTAAAGAGGGATATAGAGCCGACATAGAAACAGCTTTTGTTGATCCTAGAACTAGAAGTGGGTATTGGTGGAAGACAGTTAAGAAAGATATTGTTCCAAAACTTATAATGGCTTTAATGGCCGCAGGATTATTTGGAAAGGAAATTAAAGAACTTATAGACAACATATCTGAGTATGATAAAACTAACTACACAACATTACCACTAGGAAAATATAATGGAAAAACTGTATACATGAGAATACCATCAGATGAAACAGGAAGATTATTATCTGGTATATTTTGGAAAATAGCATCCGGAATGATGACAAAAGAAAAACAGAGGTTTACAGAAACACTATCTGATGTATTTAGCTTTGCCGGAGGACAGATTCCGTCATTTTCTCCATCAATAGGAATGATAGTCCAGTGGAATAATTTTCTAAATGGAAGACCTCCTAGAGATACATTTAGGGGATATGATATTGTGTCTGATACAGAGATGAAAGCCGGAGGATGGTATAAAACAGAGCCAATGTTAAAGTGGACTTTTAATCAACTAGGATTATCTAGAATTGATGTTAGAGACAAAATAAAAGACCTTAATAGGTTTGAGAAATCAATAAGCATGACTCCAATATTAGGAAGATTCTTCAAAATATCTAATAGAGGATTATCAGAATCTTTATCAGAAAAAACATCAGAACAGGAAAAAGAAGAGGCTAGAATATCATTGAAGAAAAAGAATGCCTTAATAAAATATACTAATAAATTTGTTGATGATAAAGATGCAGACATAGAAGAGATATTTAAAGAACTTGCTATTGATGTATATGGAGATCAGGAAAATGTTAAAGATGAAAAAATATTAGACCTAGAAAAAGACTTTGTTAAGTCAGTATTAAAAACTAAAAATGATCCATATATAAATTCTCTTATTTATGCAACAACTAATAAACAAAAAGGAGAAATTATATTAGATATGAAAAATAATCTTCCAGAAGAAGAATTTAAAAATTATATAATAATGCTACTTTCAACTAAGATTATTGGGGAGACGGCTATTGAAGAGGCAATAAAAAAGGACACAAAATAAAATGGAATATTTAGCATGTATCGGAGTAATACTCATAATGTATCTTATAGGAGCTCTTTTATATCATGTAGATACTAAAAGAAATCCATTCAAAAATACATTTAAGTATTTAAGGGAATCTGATAATTATATACCAATATTACTAGTATTATTCATTATAATGTGTGTATTATATTCATAACTATATCTAGGTTTTAAATAAATTATGTTGGCCAAAATAAAATAAGTCTATAAAACAAAAACAAAATTAAAAGGGTAGATTAAAAACAAAAACAAAATTATAGGCCAACATTTATAAAACTTTCTTATAGCCTAACAGGGATTTATGATCTCTGTTTGCATCTATACTGGCAATTAAATGTATACACTTATTTGCATATAAATATATAGTGAGTGAGGTGGTGGGGTAAACTGTGGATAACTTATATTTGCAAGAAATATTTTTTTAATTTATAATTGTTAATACAATAATATTATTGATGTATTGACAAATATGATACATCTGATATAATTAAGGTAGATAAATAAATTAACTATGAAATAGTATGCAAAAAGCATTGAAAGATGCCCAAAGAAATTTAACATCATTGTCTATAAAGACAAAAATGTTTCAATTCTTTTACATAAAGTTTCGTAGCTTTATTTATCGCAAGAACACCTTTAGAATTTATATTCTAAGGGTTTTTTGTTTTCCTTAAACTTCTACGCCCACCATACATCTGGTAATCTCGGAAGTAAAAAAGAGAGGGAAGATGTCGCTCGGCTCCGTTTCTAAGCGGAATGTTAACAAAAAGAATTAAAAGATCATTGACAAAAACAAAAGAATTAGACATATTCTCTTGCCGAAGAGAAAATAGATAATTCCTTTTTA